CGGGGGTAATGCCAAAAGCATTTCTTCATATCGACCATCTTTAGCTAAATAAGGATTATCTTCTAGTCTAGCCGGAATAAATCTTCTAGTTAGATTATCTGCTCCTTTAAAAGATTCATTAGGAGGAGAAGGATCTACATATCTCTTCTTTACCCATATTGCTCCAACACCTCCGGGATTAGCCGTACACCGCATATAAGTCATTATCTCTGGATCGGTCGTTCTTAGGCGAGAAGCGAGATAATTCCAGCCAAACTCAGTAGGTAGGTGGGTTATCTCGTCAAAGCCAATCCAAGAATAGGCTTGGCCTTGATACCGATAGACATCGGCATCTCGCTCTAAGAAGCCGAACTCTACTTTGGCTCCACTAGGGAAGTTCCAAAGTTTTTCAACTTCTTTATACTTACAACCCGGAAAGGCTTTAGGATATAATTCTCTACTTTTATCTATTAGCTCTCTTAGTTCCGGCATCGAGCGTCTAAGTATTAATGCCCTATGTGCAGCCCTGTGAGCGTATCTAAGAGGATCTATGAGCATCGCATAGGATTTTCCTCCTCCTGCTGCTCCTCCGTATAGAACATCTCTCTCTGGGGCTGCTAAGAAGTCTGTTTGTGGGCCTTCATTAGCCACAAACATTATGTTATCTTTGACTTCTTCTTTTAAAGCTTTTGGTACTTTATCTAGTATATCTTCAGTGACTACTTTATTCTTGTTAGGATTCTCTAGTTTTCCTAGAGTTTCCTTAGAAGCATTTAAAGAATCTCTTTTGGCATCTAGCCTTGATTTGATTCTTTCTGCTGATTTCTCTTTAGTTCGTATAGCTCGTCTTGCTTTTATCCTTGCTTTAGTCTCTGAATGAAAGTTGTAACCTCTGCCCTTTGAACCTTTAGGTCTTCCTGTCTTCTTTCTTGGGGTTCCATCTTTCTTTAATACAAAGCTGCCGTCATCATTAGTAATATAATTATTCGGGTTCTTTGTCCAATCTTCCATTGTCTATGATCCTTTTTAATCCTACGTGGCTCAAAGGTCTTCCCGTTTTATGTTTTATCCATTGGCTTCCTTCTCGTAAAGATAATGATCTGTCCTTTACAAGACTAGATACAGCCTTTAAAATATCTAATTGTTCCCTAATAGGCTCCAGAGTTTTGTTATCCTCTGCCAGTTTATAACCAAAAGGTATTGTGCTACTCGCTCTTTGCATCTATAATAATCTCTTCTTTAGCCGGAAGTATGAATAAACCTCCTTCTACCTTATGATTTACATCCAATGTATCCTTTTTACCTAGTCCTGTACGATCTAAAATAGTCTGTGCGGCCTGTATACGAACAGTTGCTTGTGGTATAGGGACTTCAGAGTCCATTATATCTACAAGTTTCATAGCAGCCTTTGGAGCAGACTGTGCTAAGATGCCGGAGGCTAGTTCTATTATCTCATGTCTAAGTGCTTTAGCTACCTGCCAGTGTCCATTCTCAGCATAACCAGAAAGCTCCGCAGCCTTCTTTAGATCACCTCCCGTATTGACTAGATTATCTAAAAAGCTTTGTTGTTTTATTGTAAGTTCTTTATTCATTCTTATATAGTATACAGGTATATTGGGGTTTTGTCAAGTGCTTTCTGCAAATAATCGAAAAATAATTACGATTTTACTTGACAAAATCGAAATCTGAGTGTATAATACCTATATAGCCCCCGGCGATATATATATAAATATTCCTCCGCCCCTAAAGATCTTTAGAGTACTTTAAAGCCCGCCCCAAACTACTTAACAATACTTCTGGTTAAAAATGTATATGATTTAGTATATATATAGGGGAGGGTGGCGTGGCCTCCTGCGTACCCCCGCGCCTCGCGCTCGCGCACACGCGCACACGCGCACACGCGACACATGTGAGCCTTCTTGCTTCCTCTATATGCACACGCGCACACACGCGAGCCGTCTGTATAGGCGTACACTCTAGAGGACTCCAGAGACTGCTAGAGGACTCTAGGAATAGAGACTGCTAAGAGTATTCTAGAGACTGCTAGAGGACTCCAGAATATATCCAAACTAGGTACCAGAGATTCCAAAGTACTTTTAAGTCTCTAGAGTTATCTTTCTACTCTGGAATACTTAATAAAATTATGGGCCTATTCTATTATCCTTTTATACACTCTGGAGGTTTCAGAGAATGCCCATGCTTAGCTTTAAAAGCTTGGAGGGTATCGGGTATCGGCAAATCTAAAAGCTTATAGATGTCAGCTGAGAAATAATAATACCCACACAAAGTGTAGGGTTATACTGGTAGATAGGCATAAAAAACCCAGCTGATTAGACTGGGTTAAATTACTACCGATTTAAAGCTTAATTGAATACGGAACCTTCTGTAGATTCTCGAAACCTAATACCTAATTTCTGAGATATCCTGATAGCCTCCCTAGTTAATGTCTTCGTATTGGCAAGTCTAGCTAATAACTTAGCCGTCGGATTTACTGGGTATATTAATTCATTCCCATATACATTTTTAATTTTAACTAATGCGATCATAATTTAACCCTCTATATTGTATAGCCGTGAATTTTAATATATTGCGCGTTAAAATTATCTAATTCCCTTTTAGGTAATGATTCTAATAGTACCTCTAGAGAATCCCAAAGCTTCTCTATTCTAGTCGTGGCAGATTTTAGTGGCCGTCCAATACTTTCGTAGTGGTCTGCTAGATTGATAGCAGTATGATAATGCCTACTCTTTTTATAGCACCTATTTACTATGCTTTGATAAGCTGGATTGATTGCATCTATGCACATGTAACAGTCTTTAAATTTAACCATTGTTTTTACCCTCTATTCAATTGTGCTGGATAGTCAGAAGCTATTAAATCCTTCAAGTCTCCATAGGTTTTCTCAGTAAAAAAGAAACTTTTTATATTCTCTATAGAATCCCTGAATTGTTTGCTAGTCCCTTTAGCTTTCAATGCTCCGGTTTTATGTTCATCTATAAACCTCAAATCATTCTTATCAAAGTTTAATAGCTCGCTGGGTATTTTATACTCTCCTTTTGTTTCGGCTGTGTTAAATGCTAATGCCACTCTATGCCCAGCTTGAATTGCTCTAGCAGTTTTACCCATAGAATAGCTAGAGAATGCACTACCGCTAAAAGTTAAATCATAAGGGTATTTTCTGAATATGCTTTTAGTAGGACTAGGGGTTGCTAGTCTATGGTAAATTTTAGTGTAGTCGTAAAATCTAATATGTGGCATAGATAGAATAAACTTTTCAAAGTCTATATCAGAAGTACCATTTAATCTGATAGCCAATTTATCACCATGCGCTTTATATTCTCTATTAATATCCCTTCTCAACAAAGAATAAAATTTATCGGGATCTATTAGTAATAGAATTGTACGCCTAGATTTAGCCCGCTCGGATTGTGTCATACCTAATCTGCCAGAGGTTTCCAAACAATCTTTTATACAGCCAGATATTTTTGCAGCTGGACATAATGTTTTTTTGGCTACCTTATTGGCTGGCTGTAAATAAACTACTGCAGTCATATATCCTTTTAACTCTCCCTTCTCTACTTTCGTGCTAGTACCTAGTATTGGCAAATCAGAATTAATATAGTCTAAATTTGATTTTCCCTTATAGCTATCCAATGCCCATTCAATAGCAGAATCTTGTAGCTCTATTCTACTGTCTTCTATTTGTGATTTAGATATCATTACTTATTTACCTCTATTTTGTTAACTAAATATCGTTGCGGGAATTTTTTACTCCACAATGAATTCAACGCTCTATACCCATATATTGATTTTCTGCTAGAATGTCTAGCAAAGCAATTCATATACATTCTTGTGGTGTGCGCTGTGTGCTGATAGCGGCCAGTGTATTGACCATGCTGAACTAATCTTGTTTCGCTCATTATTTATTACCTCTAGTTTTTTTACTAGGAATGATTTGAATTTTACCACCTCTCTCTAGGAATAGCTGGGTATCCATTCTAGCGCGCTCTCTTAATTCCATTTTAGATAACTCGGCTAATGGTCTAACGTATTGTGATAATGGTGCTTTGTAATGATGCATAGGTGAGCCCTCATTTAATTAAATGTAGGGACATTATAGAGCATATAGTAGAAAATGCAAATTTATTACCCATATAGTAGAAAGATATTTTATTTTCTATTTTCTGCCTTCGCGAGCAATGTGGAGCGACATGGCATGGAGCAATGTGGAGTGGTGTGGAGTGGTGTGGAGTGGTGTGGAGTGGTGTGGAGTGGTGTGGAGTGGTATGTGGAGCATCAATATAAAATAAAGCTTGCAATTTGAAATCATTTGTTTATACTAGTGACAGTTTCAAATAACTAGGGGCAATCGAATGAAGAAAATCACAATAGGTAGACTAAGGAAAGATGGTAAATTTCCGGTAACTTACTGGTATCAAGGATCAGAGAATATGTTCGGCGGTAGATATCCACCAGCTGTATTCAACAAGCTTCACAGTCTTTCAACGATAGTAGACCACAAACTGTATGATGAGGATGATGTGTTAGTTAACAATTCCGACATGTCAGATAAGTTCTGGCTGGGTTTAATGGACGAGAGGGGTAAGTTGTAACAAATTGTTACAGGGTATTGACAGCAGGAACTTAATCTGTTAAGGTGGTTTATAATTTAAATTGCAAAGGGTAAATGAAATGAGCAAAGAACAAATACAGAGGATAGATAGAGAGCTACTAATGGGTGAAATTAGTGGGATAGTTGAGGATTTTAGTGACGCTGTTGATGCTTTTAATGAGAGATCCGAATCAGAGTACTCAACAGCATGGCAACTGGGAGTCTACCAATCAGTATTAATGCAGATGCTAGAAGATAACGCTAAGTTACGGAAACAATTAAAGAGAAAGACTAAAGATATTAATAATTATTCCACTGACTAACTAGGAGTTACTATGAGACTAGAAAGCTATAAAGATTTCATGCGCTGGCATAATGAGCTAGAAGAACTGCTCAAGAATCACGATTGGTATTATCTATACAGTGATGACAATAGGGTTTATGTCAAAGGGCACGAGGAGCGCGAGAGAATTGATGAACTCGTAGCAAAGCTGGGTAAAACTGGTGAACATTTATTTGATGATGCCACTATAGCAAGAGATTGGAGATAACCGGAGGGTAAGATGAAATTTGAAGATAGATACTATACACTAGTAAGATTCGTTGAGGATGAGAATGGTGTAGCTAATGTTTTAAATAAGTTGGATGTGGATAATACCAAGCGATATGAGCGCATGGAATTCCCGCTAACACAGCGAGATGTCACTGCTATAGGACAACGGATAGCTTTAGAACTATCGCCAGAGGTGTTACACGCTGACGGTGAGAGATCCGCACATGATGTGCATAGTTCGAGTAAGTACTGGAACCAGCTATACAGAGAACTTAAACAATATGTACTTGATAACGATAAAGAAGTACAAGATATATGGGCTTTACACTAGAGGGTAATGAGATGAGAACAACAATTAACGTAGGTGACATTATAACTATTGGTAATGTAGAGTACACTGTAACTACCTTGCATCCTGATGGACTGACCTATGGTGTAAGAGATAAGCCAGAAAACAGGGAGCAATGGGCGGATATTTGCCAGATAAAGAATGTTAATGGGCAGGATTTGGAGTAGGCTCTCTACTTACTAGGTACGTTAAGGAATTAATTGTGACAAATTGTAACAGGATATTGACACGGGTTTATAAATATGTTAATATACTATTAAGTTTTTAAAACACATTAAGGAATTTTAATTATGATTAATAAAGATATTTTTGTAAAAGTTAAATCAGTGTATGGAGTTGATAGAGTCTACCCTGCTTGTGAAGTATCAGAGTTGTTAGCTGGGTTAGTAGGTAATAAGACTTTCAGCAGGGAGCATGTAAGAATCCTTAGGGAGATAGGCTTTGAGCTTAACCCCGCCAAGGTAGAAGTTGGTACG